GACGTTAACCAGTCGCGCTTGCAGCGTGGCTTTGCAGCAGGTATGGCACTGGAGGACATTCCGCTTATCAAGGCAGAGTGGTTCGTCGATGACTACTGGTACTATTACTACCTGACACCATTCGGAGATATTCTTGACGAGGGAGAGACACCTTACAAGCACAAAAGCCATCCGTATGTTTTCAAGGCATATCCCTTCATTGACGGAGAGATACACAGCTTTGTGGCTGACGTGCTGGACCAGCAGCGTTATACCAACCGTCTTATCACGATGTACGACTGGATAATGAGAGCCAGTGCAAAAGGTGTGCTGATGGTTCCTGAACAGGCACTGGAAGGATGCAGCATGAGCATTGACGATATTGCAGACGAGTGGACGCGCTTCAACGGTGTCATCGTATATAAGGCCAAACAGGGCATCAACCCGCCACAGCAGATTGCCAACAACTCTACGAACATCGGCATCAACGAGCTGTTGCAGCTGCAGTTGAAGTTCTTTGAGGACATCAGCGGTGTGCATGGAGCCTTGCAGGGCAGGGAAGGAGTCAGTGGTACCAGCGGTGCACTGTACCAGCAACAGCAGCAGAACGCTGCAACATCATTGCTGGACTTGCTGGACTCATTCTCTATGTTCGTAGTGGACGGAGCCTACAAGGACGTGAAGAACATACAGCAGTTCTACGACACCAAGCGCGTGTTCAATATCGCAGGGCGCTCAGGACAGACCACAGAGTACGACCCAGAGAAGATGCAGGACGTGGAGCTGGATTTGAGCATCACGGAAAGCACATCTACGGCAGCATACAGAGACTTCGCCAACGAGTTCCTGATGAAGATATGGGAGCAGGGGCAGATTTCCCTGGAGCAGATGCTGGAAGTTGGCAAGTTCCCATTTGGCGACCAGTTGCTGCAGAGTGTCAAGGCACAGAAAGAGCAGTTGGAACAGGGACAGGTACCCGACGCATTGTCACCACAGCTACAGCAGCAGGTGGCACAGGGAGCCAACCAGCAGGCCGTCAATCAACTGTATGGTGCCATGCGCAATGCGGCATAAGATACTTCCCGACTCCGTGTCGGTTTCTGAACATTCCTCTTATAATGTTTTGTCAAGGGCAGTTACTTACAACTGCCCTTCCTTTTTGTCCTTCCCCCATGTACGTGGTATGTGGCCAGTGGGTCATGAGAAAGCGTGGCAATACCTGTAAGATCAGCCTTTTGTTCCTTTTTTGTTCCGCTTTGCATCTTTCTTTCTCATTTTTTCGGCTTTTCGCCAGTTGGTAATCCATTCGTAATAGCTCTCTGCCCTTTCCTTGCGGATATGAGCTGGCATTCTGTCCGTGCCGTTGGCATAGGGAGTGTGATAGAAACAATCGCTACGCAGATGGTTGAGCGTAACGTTCTGTGCAATGTAGTGCTTTCTCTTCAGCAGACGGAAGTTCTTACGGTCCATGATGATGAGCTTGCCATCGAGTGACGGCATGACATAGTAGCGGTCACCATCCTTGGCGTGCTGTTCGTCGGCTGTGTTCACTGCTTCGCGTAGGCGAAGATAATCTCTGAAATGTTGGATGAAATTATACATAATACAATTATTTAAGAATTTATACTGGATTGCTTTGCAGCAATATGTTAACTAACAGTAGCAGCAGATACCACCTTCTTCCTGGTACGACGTGACTTGATGCGTCTTTGTACGATGGTAGGCAGTGGCATCTCGTAGAAGCAGATATGCAGACCGATGGCCCTTGTCATCAGCAGGTCGTCATGCTTGCCAGCGATAGCGCCAAAGGCACCGTTCTGTTTCTTCTCATAGGTAAGGTACTCATCGATGCAGCGACGGTCACGTTCTACATACAACGTCTCGCGGATGACCTTTACCAGCGTGGAGATGATGACAGGCTTGGTAGCCACGTTGGTGTGGAATCCGTATTTCTTGGGAGCACCCTCCGCGATTTCCTCAGGAGACTGCTTACGTTCATAGAGATTGGTGTACACGTCTTTTATCTGATTGAGGATGAATGCAGCCTGGTCGCCATCGACAGTGCGCTCCTTGTCTTTCGTTTCAAGGGTGTTTGACTCGATGACCAGCAGGGCATCATCATAGAACGCTGCTATCTGTGCAGCCTTCCATGCCAGCAGGTCGTGGTCGATATGTCCGTACCACTGAGCCACAACGGTAGGCTTGTCACCATCCATCATGTACAGACGGTCAAAGACCACGATGACAGACCAGTCAGCCTTGCGGGAACGTCCACCAATATCTACCACTACAAGATAGCGGTTCATTACCTTCTCATCCTTGTCAACCTCAGGGAGTGACCATATCCACAGCAAGCCCTGATGGTCCTCACGGAAGCGCAGCTCTTTGAGTGCATCTTTGCCCTCGTCACCCTTGGCGTATACGTCCCCGATATACTTCGGAACCTTGCAGAACGGTTTGAGACGGTTGACGAGATATTTATCGAAAACACGGGCGCCAGAGTGTACGAAAGCCTCTTCGTCATCGGAAGGATACTCAGAAGCCATGTCGCCATGATCTGTATACTTTGAACGCTCCAGGATATACCAGTAGATAGCCTCCAATGTAGCGCCCTGTTCCCATAGCCACCACAAATATCTTCCCGACTCTTCGCGGTTGGACTTGGTGTTACTATTGTTGCGGTTGTCATACAGCCATGTGGCAAAGGCAGCGATAGGAGAGGCAGCCTTTATATACTTGCAGCCCTCCCAGTCAGACGTGATGGTAGTGGCATACTGCTCAATCTCATACCATGCTATGAACAGCGCATCGAACTGTGAGCGCCCAGCCTTGGCATCATCGTATTCTATCTGGAAGAAATTGCCGACACCGTTTGCCGTAGACTCATAGACTATCATGGTGTACGGTTTCAGCAGGATACCAGAGCATGCAGAGCGCACAATCTGTTCAGGAGTCTTGCCGTCCGTCTTCTTCCATAGTGCTACCTCAGAGCAGTGCACCAGGTTATAGTCGCCACCACGTGCAGAGTCAGGACGTTCAGCAGAGCCTATCTTTATCTTGCAGTTACGTGCTGGGATGCGGTGTATGTTTCCTGAACTGCCGACACCCACCATCTTACGCTCGTTGGCATCGTAGGACTCTCCCATCTTATAGAGATATTCGATAGGATACTCGTTGATGAGCTTGTCGAACATATCCTTGATTTCATTGGCAGTGTCCTTCACATGGGCTACAATGATGCTGTTGAGGCCTACCTTGTGAACGAGCTGGAGCCATGCCATGTAAATCTGCGTAGCCGTAGAGCCACCCCACTGACGTGCTTTCAGCAGGATAAGACGGATAGGCTTCCCTTTCAAGCGCATCTTCTCATAGCGCATGATGAGTTTGCGCTGCGGACGGTTCAGTCGGAAGTGAATGTCCTCACCACCACCTTTCTGCTTAATCATTGCCTCCATGGCAGCCCAGAAGGCAAAGTCATGACGGAAGCGGATACGCGTCCATTGCTCTATGATTTTCAACCTGTCGGAGTCGTTGAAGCGCCCAGCGCCCAGGCTGGCATGGAAAGCCTTGACAGAACCTGCCTCCACAATCTGCTTGACCATGGGAACCGCCATCATGCGACGCGGTATCCACTGCGTCTTGATGGGGAAGTCCTTAATGGTTACCTTAACGCGCTCGCCCAGCGAACCCTCTCCAGTGATGGGATTGAACTTCGCATTGATCTCATCATTGCGCCTGTCGTTCTCCTTCAAGAGTTCGAGGATATGCAGGGGTGTGACGATAGGAGCTACCTTTGCCTTTGTTGCCATGGAGCAGGAGAGAAAAGGAAGCCGACCATCAGCCCGACGACGTAGCTGTATATATGTAAGGTGTTGTCAGGAATTGCCATCGTGATGCCATAATGCAGGAATATACTAGGAATGATATATGTAAGAGCTATGAACCCAGCAATCCAAAGATGGAAGAACAGTCTGCGACGCGTGAGCCATGACACCTGGCCGAGCAGACAGAAGCAGACGGCAGAGAGTCCGACGGTGGGTGTTGCTGTTGCGAAAGGATAGATTACCGCAACGGTATAGGCTATCAGCAACCGCGACAACGGAAGAGAATAGACGAAGACCACCGAGAGCAAACACCAGCAGTTGACAAGGCAGTGGATGATGCCAGCATGGAAGAAGGAATAGACAAGACGTGCCAGTAGCGTACAGCCCGACATGATGCCTACGTGCTGCAAGAGCTGTGCGGACTGTTGCCGTGACAGGACAACATACTGGACAGCGGAGATGATGATGCAGATAGTGCTTACAACAAGTGCCGTAGCCTTCGTTTTCTCTCTTCGTACCATTTCTCTTTCGCCCTACATATTATAACCTTCGCTGAGCCTGGTGTGAGGTAGAACTTGGGTGCAGGTTGCCGTACCACGTGGAAGCATGCCTCATAGACCGTCATTCCTGGATGCTCACTGCGAAGCTTCACGACACGGGAGCATATCTCCCGAAACATCTCTTTCTTATTGCTTATCATTTTCCCGAGGTCATCACCCCGAAGCATGGACACCACCACAATGGCAGCCCTTTCCTCCGATACCCAGAAACGTGATGATGGCCTCTCAACCACTTCCCTGTAAATATCTGGCATGGAGATATATACAGACTGTTCCATAAGCTGATGGTAGTTTTTCATCAGGTCGTCATTGCGTTCTTTCTCGCATTCGAACTTGGAGCCTTTATGTTTCATCGGATGTCGTGGACTGTTATGATAGTGGTGCTTGCCTTACAAAGTTACGAAATAGCCTTGTTAACGGATAAAAGAAAAAAGCGATTTTTTGTATATATATTTGTGGCGAATTTAATTGAAAAACTATGGCAGAAGCTGAAAATCAGAAAGTTAAAACGAAGCGCGAACTGATGCGCGAGCGTTTGCAAGGCCGTTATCCCGATGCTAATCTGGATGACGATGAAGTCTTGAACGGCTTAATTCTCGACGATTACGACAAATACGACAGCGACCTGAAAGACTACCAGGAACGCGAGC